CTATACTAAGAGAAACAGCGTTGAAAGGTGTAGAAGAAATGTTTGAAGCATTACAGCATCTTAAAAACTGGAAGTCACATAGAGAAACTGATATGCCTGAAATTGATAGGGAAGAGTTTTTAGAAGAAATAGTTGATGCATTTAACTACTTTTTTTCTTTAATGATTCTTATAGGTGTTGATGTTGATGAATTTTATAGTGCTTTTAATTCTAAAGACGAAATAATTAGAAGGAGGCTTGATAAAGGTTATTAAAAATGTTTTTTCACGAAGATCTAGATGTTTACAAAAATAAAAAATTTAGATCTTATGAATTTTTAAAAAGCATTTGGTATCTTTTAGAATCAGATTTTTTGTATGCTTTGGGTATGATAAGTACTGGCAATATTACAATTGTTGTAGACCCTGATATTATTTATTTAACAGTTACTAGTAATTTTAAGCATGTATTAGATACAAAATATAATGTTGACTTTTCACATTCACTTTGTTTATGTGATGATTTTTCTGTAGAGATAGATATACAAATGATAGATACAAAAAAAGATTTTAGTATAGATGTTGAAAAATGCAAGCTATATTTTCAAAAAAACAAATTAGCTGACGAAGGAATAGTAGAATATTCAGCAATTACAAATTTTGATATATCTAATTATTTAAAATTTAAAGATAGTATGTTTTTAAGTTTAGTAAAAGAAATTCAGTTTGCTATAAATAGAAACATATTAAATTTAGATATAAGTCGCGATGATTTTGTTGTTGCTGAGTTAGATGCTGAATTTGAAATTGCCAGAACGTATAGCAGTCTTTATGACTTAAAAATCAAAGAATCTATTAACCAATTAGTTTTAAAAAACTTTATTTTCAAACAAAATAGAGATTTATTGTTAAAGTTGGTTGATTTAATAAATTAAAGTGTAAATATAATTTTATTGTTTTATAATAAATGGTAAATAACAAGGAGAAATAATTTGCCAATTAATAATAATCTAGAAGCTGTTCATCTCCCGATGGATCTTAAGTTTGGACAAGAGCCAATAACACATTACATTAACAATCTTGAATCACTAAGTATCGAAGTGATTGATGCACCTACACAAGAACAAGCACAAAAAATTGCTTGGAATATGACAAAGGCAACTTGGGCTGATACACCTAATGAAACTAATTTTGAAAATGCTTCGCCAGAAGAAGCTTCAACTAATCTTCAAGATGTTTTAAACTTTAGAGCATTGCCAACTCCTATGGAGTGTTTAGGCTTTACATTTAAGATTAGTGGTATCGATACGCAAACTGTTACACACTTAATTAGACATCGTGCAGGTTCATTTGCAGCGCAATGTACAGGTGATAGAGATCTTCGCAACGATAATGTTCTTGTACCAGAATCAGTTGAGAATTCAGATTTTCATCAAAGGTTTATTGAAGTAGCAGCAGCAGCAAAACAACTCTACTCAGACATGGTTGACTCACGTGTTGTGTCTTTAATGGATGCAAGAGTTATTTTACCTAAATCGCTTGAAACTTTTTATGTCGCGCGTTTTAATCTTAAAGATTTAATTGGTTTTATTAAACAGAGACAAGATGTACAAATCCAGCCAGAAGTAGATAATATTATGGCAACACGTATTGCCAGACTTGTCGTCGAAAGAATACCTGAGGTTGCATCTTGTTTGGACTTTAGCAAGCCTGACATGCATTATGTTCGAACGTTTAGAGTAAAGCAACCTGATGGTACGTTTACATCTAAAGGTACAAATCTTTATCATCCCGAACCGAAAAACGATTTATTCGACTTTCACGAGAATGATTCGATCTATCCTTGTCGTCGAGAAGAAATTAATGGCAACAAATCAGGAGAAGAAAAGATCTTTACAAGAATGTGGAATGAAGATGTGTCATTTGTTAACTCAGTAAAAGAGAAACTTTAATTTTAAATATAGAAAGAAATTATCAATGAAAAAGATTTATTTAGCTAGCGGCTGGTTTAATCCTACACAAGCAGAAGAGCTATCCATTTTAGAAAATATTTTTGATGCTCGTGCAGAACATTTTGATCTTGCATCACCTCGAAGAATTTTTGTATGCCCTCCCGGTGCGCCTAAAGAAGTTCAAGATGAAACATTCTCAGGTAACTTGCATCATATTGAAACAGCAGATTTTCTTTTGGTAAATACAAGAGATAAAGATATTGGAACTATTTGGGAAGCTGGTTATGCTTATTCATTTAATAAACCTATTGTTTATTTTTGTGCAGGACTTCCTGAAGGTGCTAAGTTTAATCTTATGTTAGCTAGAAGTGGAATTAAAGTTTGTACTTCTTTTGAGCAATTAGAAGATTATCTAGATAGAGCTATTAAAGAAGATAGCTTGCCAATAGAACCTTATTCAGATGCTATCGAATGATACACAAAAATTTTGGTCTTTTAAAGACACAAAAACTCATAAAAATCTTAAATTTATATCAAACATTAAAGTAATAAGAACTTTTATTTTTGACAGAAGTTTTCTATTGCAAATAAATATCGATAATACTACTAAATACGTTATACCTTATAAGTTTATGTCATCTAGATGGCCCGGGGGATCTTATACTGGAATATCTGAAGATATGACAATAAACTTTACAGATGATGATATAGAACGTGTAATAGGAAAAAAATGAATTTAAAATATGAAAAAATAATTAGAAATATGGCATTTCATAATATTGTTGCCCATCCTTTAATGCAAATTTTAAGTTGGGTAGGCAAGAATGAGTTAGCTAATAGAATACACGATAATACACTACCTAAAAAAGGTGTTGAAGAAAAAGGGACAGCAAACACAGAGAACGATGTGCCAGAAGTTAACAGAATATTGAAAGGATAAAGTTTTGCCTGAAGGACCTGAAGTAAAATTATTTGTTGATAAGTTAAATAATAATTTTAGATACTTTCAAATTAAGTCTGTTGAAGTATTAAGTGGTAGATATATTAAAAAACCAATACAGAATTTAGAATTATTAAACGGTAAAGAGATTGAAAGCTTTAACTGTAAGGGTAAGTTTATTTGGATTAATTTAGATGATGTAGTTGTTTTTAATACTTTAGGAATGACAGGTAACTGGTCTAGAAGAAAAACAGATCATTCAAGAATAGCAATTAACTTTTACGAAAATGATAAAGTTTATTTTAATGATACTAGAAACTTTGGTACATTTCAGCTCAAGACTCGTCCAGAATTGGAAAGGAAACTTAAGTCTCTTGGCCCTGATATGCTATCTAGTCCTCCTAGTACCTCTGATTTTATCTTAAGATTAAGAAAGAAAAACAGTAAAGATATTTGCTCTGCATTAATGAATCAAAGTGTTATCTCTGGAGTTGGAAATTATATCAAGGCAGAATGTTTATGGTATTCTCGAATAAACCCAAATTCTCTTGTAAAAAATTTAACAGATGAAAATCTGGAAACTTTACAAAAAGCAATCTTGTATGTAATTAACAAGTCATATTCAGAACAAGGTGCTTCTATTAAAGATTACTATACATTTGACAATGAAAAAGGAAGTGCAGTTGATGGTTTTGTTGTTTATGGCAAATCAAAAGATTATAACGGACACTGTGTAATCAAAGAACAAACTTTAGATAAACGAACAACTCATTGGGTTAAAGAAAGACAAACCATTGGACTCTAGTAAATTTTTACCTATTGAAATTGGTCAAGTAATTGAGTATAATTTTTTGTACTCAAACGAAGAATCTAAAATAGGATTAGTTATTGATTATAAAAAAGACAGTAATTTTCATGCAATGATCTACTTGCTTTCTAATGATGAGCTAGATATTGTACCTTTTAACATAATGGAGTATAAGACTTTATAAGTGTAGTTTCTTCAGAATAAGTTATAAAAAAATGTATCTAAGAATAAATCAAGACTATTTTTTAAACAATAGAGATATAGGCAGTCTTATATGTGTAAAAAGTAAAAATTTTTATTATAATTCTTTAGAAGAATATGAAAACTGTATTATTCTAGAGCTTAAATATAATTTAAATTATAAAAAACCTACACATATGATCTTATTAACTTCTATTGGAACTGAAAGATTTGTAAGACTTGATTACGATAAGATTATTGTAGAAATAAAATTTTTATCTAGACTTAAAGAAAGTTTTTTAAAGTGATGAAAGAAATAAAAGTAGGATCTTTGGTAAGTATAAAAAGTGCTATCTTGGATAATAAAAAAAACAAAATCAATGGTTTAGTTTTGTCTAAAAAAAAGATGTACTCTAATGCTGTAAATGATTATTTTGTTTATAAAATTCTATGTGGCAGCAAATTACATACAATAACAGACTCAGAATACGATGTGGCGATAAATGAAATACAGTGCTTATAGAAACGGATTGCAAATAGGTGACTATGTTTTTTATGAGAATCATTATGATAGATTTTTTTCTTATACACAAAATAGTCTAATAATCGATAGAGAATTTCTTTTTTCTCAAGACACAAGATGGGGTGAAAGAAAATTCTTTGAATATACAGTTTATCATAACGGCAAAATCGAAAAAATTAAAACACAATCAATTAGAGTAAAAAAAATAACTAGGAGTAAAAAAGATGAGAATTGCAATAACAGGAGAGCAGGGTTTTATTGCTAAAAATTTAGCAAAAATAATTGATGATTATAATCATACGTTTGTATCTTTAGACAATAGTAGTTTTGCACAAAACTTTGTAGTAACAGAGCACGGTGAATTATGTGTATACAGTAATTCTATTGAAGACTGGTCACAACTATTATCAGACTTAGATATTGATATTATTATTCATAACGCAGCAGTTGTTGGTACTGACGTTGTTGCTTTAAATCCACGGCACGCAATATCAACAAATGTATTAGGTACACATATTATAACTGAAGCAGCAAATAATACTAATACAACTATTGTTTATATAGGTACAACAGTAATATATGATACATATCGATATCAAGAAACTGATATTTTAGAGGATAGTACAATTCTTCCTCGAACAAATTATGCAGTACAAAAATATGCTGGTGAAATGACTGTTAAAAATAACGCTAAGAGCTGGCTTGTTGTAAGACCTTTGTTTGCGTATGGTGGAGAAGGTGATATGAATTCACTTATATCAAAATCTTTATTCTGTTTAAATAATAAAATTAATAGTCTAGATATGTTTTTAAATCCAGAAAAAATAAAAGACTATATGCACGTTGAAGACTTTTGTAGCAGTGTAATGGATTTAATTGTACATAATATTAGAAATGATGATTTTAATATTACAGCAGAGAATCCTCATAACACTTTAGAGATTGTAAGTCTAATAGAAGAAGTAACTGGACGTGATTTGAATTCAGTTATACAATGGCATCCTGAGACTGATTATCTCGGAAATCATAGATTAAGTAATAAAAAGTTTGTAGATGTTATAGGCTCTAGTAGAACGAGATCTTTAAAAGAAGGCATACGACAATCTTGGGACTCTATAAGAGATTTAGATAAAAATAGTGAATTTAATCCACTTAAATATTTAGACGAAGCAAAAGATAAAAATATAAACTTAAAAGAATTTTTTCCCAAATGAAATAGACTCAGCCTGCTAACTACTTGCGTTGTTAGATACTTACTCTTAAAGGAGTAAGTTATGCCTAGAAAAAGTACACAAGTTACATTAACATGTACAGTATGCAATACTGAATATAAAAAGCCAGCATCAAGAGCAGAAAAATCAAAGTTCTGTTCTAAAGCTTGCAAAGATAAGAAATCAGCTCAATATAGTATTGTTCAATGTGTGTGTTGTAAAAAAGAGTTTAAATCAAAAAGAGGTAAAAAATATTGTTCAAGAGAATGTTATATTAAGGAAAACAAAAAAGAAAGAATAGATTTAAAATGTGATTATTGTGGTACTATTTATCAAAAACCTATAGGTAAAGCTACCAAGTATTGTAGTAAAGAGTGCCAGTATAAGGCACAAAGTAGTGGTTTGCACGAAATACCTTCTAATGGTAGATTAGGCTTTAGGTACGACTTACCTAACAACTACTTCTTTAAATCTTCATTAGAAGCTGATTATGCTAGATGGTGTGAAGCAACTAAGAAGCCTTATGTTTATGAACATAAAACATTTACAGTTGAGTATGATGGAAGAGATAAACAATATACGCCAGACTTTTATCACCCTGACGAAGATAGATATGTTGAGTTAAAGGCAATACGTCGTGATAGAAAGTTTAATTCAAATCTTTTAGCAGCTGATATATTAAAGCAAAAAGGAGTTAATATTGACGTTTTATTAATGCATGAGTTTTATACACAAATAAAACAGAGTAACCATTATTGGTCTATTGATAATATTGAAAATAAAAACTATCACGGCACTAGACATCTTATTTACCTAAAAAAAGCTTGATAAAGAATATTTACTTTATAAAACAAGGTAATGAAAAATGTCTTATATAAGAGGCGCAAGCAAAAGTAATATGCAAGTGGTAACTAATAGTACTGGTTACTCTACTCAGACAATGAGTTCAACATTGGTAGCTGTAACTGGCACCGAGGTAACTTATACACCTGGCTCAAACTGTTTAGGTGTAATATATGAATGTAATTACACTATATACTGGAATCCAGATGGTATGGGATCTTATCAAAACATAAGGCTTCAAGAAAGTACAGATGATGGTTCAACTTGGTCAACAATAACTGGTACTGAACTACACGAAGGAACATATGGTGAAGCTGATTATGATACTTTTATTATGCATTTTACTCATAGATTAGAACCTTGGTCAGGATCAAAAAAATTAAGACTAGCAGCAAGAGCGTATGCAGCGCTATTTGAATATACGATAGGCAAATGTTACACAGCTGGAGGTTCTACAATCAAGTCATTACCACAAGTTTTCGTATACGAGGTATAATTTATGACATTTATAAAAAATAAATTTTTTAAATCAATAAGCAAAACAGATGCTACGGGACAAGAAATATCAAATACATATATTGAAATTCAAGGTTCTAGGATTGCAATAGAAAAATTAAATACTTCATCAGATCTTTATTATTTCTTCAGTTTTAGTAGCTCTGTTCGCGCCTCTGCGCCTTACGAAAAAACATTTTTGCATGTAAAGCTTCAAAAAAGTAATGATGATTTTTCTTCTAATATAGTTGACGTTGCAGGATGTAATTATAATTTTTCAACAGATACAGGAGGAAGTACTGATCATTTGAACAAAGGTAATAACGTATTTTTTATCGTTCAAAATACAAACAACGACACTTTAAGATTGATTGCAAGATCTTGGTCTTCAAGTAATAGATCAGTAGTTAATCAAACATATCACTTTGACGGTTCTACTCCTCATTCTAATAAGTTTTACTATCCTACACTAACAGTTAAGGAATTATAATGACGTATTTTATTAATTCTGATGTCTTAAATCAAGAATATCAAGTAACTACACACAGTGCCATGCAAACAACATCATCTTCTGCGAATACCTTTATAACAGTAACAGGCTCTGAAATAACATTTACACCTCATAGTGATGCAACATATGTTATATATGAAATTGGATTTTATGCTCAAGTCATAAACTACCAATCATCCCAACATATAAAATTTGAATATTCAGATGATGGTGAATCTTGGTCAGAGTTTGATGCAAATCTAGGTAAAAATTTCGGCCCATCATCCGCCGGCGATTATTATAGAGATATAATGTATTTAAAATATGTAGTTCCAACTTGGTCAGGCGCAAGACAATTAAAAATATCTTCATCATCACATCAAAGTTCTCGACAAACTCAATTTCATCAAGTTACTGATTGGGATGGTGCAGGATCAGTATCAGATAGATTTTGCAATACAAATCTTATAGTATATTCAATTTAAAGTATTTTAAAGAATATTTACTTTATAAGTTTAATTTAGAGATAATATGAGTTATTTAATAAATAAAGAAAATATTACAAATTATGTTCATAATGTTGATACTTCTTTTGTCAAAGAAGGTATTTCAACAACAATAGAATATTACCCCGGAACAGAAGTAACTTATACACCAACTACAAGTGCAAGTAAAGTTATTTATGAGTGCAACTTTCAAACTGCATGGAATCCTGATGGTGTTAGCTCTTTACTATGCTCTAGATTGCAATATTCAACAGATGGAGGATCATCTTGGACAGATATTAATGGTACAAAATCATTATGTGGAAATTCGTCTTCTGTATTAGATCATAACTGGATTACTTATTTTATGATATTTACTATTGATAGCTGGGCTGGTGAACGTAAAATAAGACTTGCTGGAAGATCTTACAGTACAGCAACAGAATTTACAATTGGAAGATCTTATGACTGGTCTGAAGGTGTGGGATCTTGTCCTCATGTTTCAATATACTCGGTAAAATAATATGACATATGATATTAATAAATTTTTTCTATACAATACAGAAGATGCTCCTGCAAGGCAAACTATATCAACAACTTATGTTGAAATAACAGGATCTAGATGCCAAATAATAAATAAATCAAATAGCAAATTTATTTACAAATTTAATTTTTACTTGGCAACAATTTATGACTGGGGATCTGGTGGTGATTATGATAAACCTTTGATCCATGTAAAGCTTCAAAAAAGCAATGATAATTTTGCTTCTAATGTTGTTGATGTATCAAATTGTAACTTTAATGCATCAGGTGATACGCTAGAAAATAGAGATTATTTCTATAATACGTTTACACCTATGTTTATATTGGAAAATTTAAATTCAAACTATTTAAGGCTGGTTGCAAGATCTTATTCTACGAGTAATGAAGCGCATTTACATAGAGCATATCAGTTTGATGGCACAACTAATAATGAAGTTTACTTTAATACTTCACTTTTAGTAATAGAGGTTTAGATATGACTATACAATATTCAGATACACTTAAGAATGTAAAAACATTAGTAACTACGCATAGTTCAGTTCAGACAACTTCATCATCTGCGTCTACGGAAGTTACGTTGCTAGGTTCAGAAATAGATTATACTCCTTCTGCAGATTCTACAAAGGTTGTTTACGAAATTAATTTCTATAGTGAAAAACAAGGAACACCCTTTATGTCCTGCTACTTGCAATACTCTACTGATTCAGGTAGCTCTTTTACTAATATGAATGCCAAGTATAGAAGAAATTTTGGTCTTGGGGGTAGTGGAAGCCAAAAAAATAGATGGCTTAATCACTGGAGGTTTGTTATACCTACTTGGTCTGGTGAAAGAAGATTAAGAATAAGACTCGGATGTTTTCAAAGCAGTAGAACCCTTGATTTGCATCAAGTTACTGAATGGGATGGTACAGAACAAAATATATATTGTAATACAAATCTTTTAGTATACTCAATTTAAAACTTCAACAGAAAAGTAACATTATGAAAAACAAAGGCTTTGCAGCATTAACCACTGTGTTATTGTCTGCTGTGTTGACATTGCTAACATTTATAGCAATACAATATGGTAGAATAGTATTAAACAAGTCATATGAAGAGCAACTACACGATTCTTGTAGCCTTGCAATGGGTAAAACAATTAATGAATCAAATAACATTGAAGATGTTTGTAATACAGGCTTCTTAAATAACTGCGCTATTTCATTAGATTCTAGAGAACCAAGTTTTATTTGCGAAGATCTAGGCTTAGAATGCGATAACACGGGTCGCTGCAAGAGAAAGTTTAGTATTAAATCAAAGTATAATCCTAATAGAGGTTATGTAACTAAAGAAAATATTGTAAGTGTCAATGAAGAAGTTCATAATATAAACTTTGTTGATGCAGCTGTAATATTGCTATTGGATTTTAGTGGTTCAATGAGAGGGAATAGAATAGTACAATTAAAAAATGCTGTTAGACATTTTATTAATGAAGATTATAATCTAAGTTACTCTGTTATTCTTTATAGTAGTTCCGTTTTAGTTTCATCAAACATAGGAAAAGGTCAGCAACACAATCAAACCGTGTTATCTATTATTAATAGTAATAACCCGGGTGGAGGTACAAACTTTGTTACACCTTTAAACAGAGCATTGACACAAATAAGGAGTACAAATTTTGAATCTTATTACATTATGTTGATTAGCGACGGTTCGCCAAACGAAGGCATTGGTCCATCTAGAAACTTTGTGGAAAATAATATATTTAATATAAATGATAATAATTGTTTACATACAACAAGACAAAATCCTTGTATCACAAACTATACGTTAGGTGTAGATAATGCAAACGTTCCTGCACTTCAAAGTTTAAGCGGAAATACATTGTCACAAAGTTCAATTGACTATACATATGTGGTCAATTCGCAACAGACAGATGCAGCATTTCAGGCAATCATTGAAGAGATAATGTGTAAAACTGAAACTGTTTTGGCGACCCAACCTGTTAACGTATTTAATAATCTAGATCTATTAGAAGAAAATGTTGATTATATCTATGATGAGCAAGCCAATGTATTTAGATTTTATGATGTTGAACCTATTTATGCTTGTACAGAAATGTTAGAAAATAATGCACAAATTACTTTAAGATGGGGCAAGGTAGAATTGAATGTTGAGAGGTAATTAAATTGTAAAGACTTCAAGAATTGAGTTGATATATCTATCTGTTCCTTCAAAAGGACTTTGAAATAAAGTAAAACTGGTTGCAGCAGTTTTTGAATATCCTACAATTCTTAAGTAACGAGAAACACTAGCAACCGGAATTACAAAAAACAAGTTAACAATTGTTTTCTGATTTTCAGAAGCACGGTCATCACCAATTAAAAACGAGTATCCAGTAATATGATTCCAAGTAGAGTCATCAGTAGAAGTTTCTAGTTTAAATACAGAAGCTGTATATGAACCATCACAATCCATATAAAAACTAAATTTATATATTACAAATGATCCACTTGAAAAATTATAATCAATCTTTGATCCGGTTATTTCCGTAGAAGAATTTGAAACGCTTTGTACGGAAGTATTTGTTGTTTCAATAATTTTATGATTTAATGGTAGACTTGAGTCATATGACATAGAGTTACTCGCTATAAATTAAATAATTTGTATTGATATATTCACTTAGATCTGCAGCATAGTGTAAAATTGAAACATTTGTTGAACTGCTATAATTATGTTCAGATGCTACTACTCTAATTGTTTTAGATCCGCTCCAAGGTGCTAATTTGCACAATACTCTATAGTGTACATAAAAATTATTAAAAGATCCTGATCCACCATAAAATTTGTATTTTTCTCCAGTACCTGACCAAGATTCACCGTCATCTGAAGTTTCAACTTCTGTATAAAGAAATGGTATACCATTATTTTTTTCTGCATAAAAGCTATATTCAAAAACAACTTTGTTTGCATTTTCTAATGGTGTATAATTAAAAAGAAGGCCATTAACTACAATTCCTGAATTTGTTGTTGTTTGAGTTGCACTATTAACTGTTGATTCTGCTTGATAATTGCGGTGTTTAAAATATGACATTATATTACCTTAACATTTATAACAGGTGGTGATAACCAATTGTAAACTGAATATCCTCTTTTGTTTATAAAGAAATCTGTACTTGAACTTGACGATTTAAGCTGAGCTTTAAAATATTTAGTTCCTGACCAAGGTGCTACTGTAAATTTGTGTTCAAAGGTACTATCGTGATATGATGCTGTCATTGAAATTCTTACCTTAGATTTATCTATATCAGACCAGTTAGATTGATCAGTACTCTCTAATATTTTTAAATCACCAGTATTGTTAAATGCATCAGGGCCCCAACCAATTTGTACTGAGATTTCAAACAAAACTTTTGTATACCCAGAATCAGTATTACAGTCAAAACTAAAACTTGTACCAGATACATCTACATACGAAGTAGTGCTTGTTTGCCCTGTAAAATTACCAGTTGATGGTTGTACGTGTTCTAGCATTTTAAAGTGTAGATCTTTAATAAAAGTCAATTTAAATGTCCTTTATTACAATATTGTTTATAATAAGTATTATGCTGGTCACAAGAAAGAAAAAATAAATGTTACGAGATAACAAAGACGAGATTAGATTTATATCGCAGTTAAATGAAGGTGATATAATTGATATTTTCTATTATGGAACTTGTATAAAACAAAACTGCTTAATTGTAGAACTTATTCAAGATCACTACTTCGTAAAAGGTTTAATAGTTTATCTTAACGGTTCTTCTAAAGAAACAATAGACTTAGAAAATCAAGATGGCTTATGGGTTCAGAAAGTAAAAACTTAGTAGTTTTGCTTAAAGTCCATGCTTTGTTTTAAACTCTTCGACTGTAAGTATGTTTTCGATCTTAAGATTTGAAGGGTCCCCTACATAGCAATAAGCTCTGTGTTTATTGAAGTTATGATTTATATAATTATCATAAGTGCCATTTTTAATTGCATACTCAATAAGACCGTATGCAAATGATTGTACTTTATTAGGAATTGCATCTATAGCAGGTGTTCCTAGAGGCTTAGGGTTTGATTCATTCCAACTATACTTTTGCATGTCTGCTCGTTTTCTTTTTTCTGTATTGAAGAAAGTAACAAAAAAATTGTCACATTTAAATTGCATTGTATATTTTATTTTATTTTTATTTGCATCTTCTAAATTACCAATACTATTAATTGTACTCTTAAGTTCACCACGGCCCCTTTCTTTAGTATTTATTTTAGCACCTATCAATGATGATTCATTTTTCTCGTATATATCTTTGACTATTTGATACAAAATATTTTCGCCCTTTACTGGACCATATTCTTGAATAATTACCTCAATATCTGGAATTAAACTTGAAGGATCGCCACAAGTTAACTCTAGTATTTTAGCGCCGCCTCTAATCACAATATCATCATGGCCTGCATGATTTACAGTCGATGAAGGCTTTCTCCAGCACCAAAATCCAGGCTGAATGCTGCCTCTCCCGACAGTATAATGTTCTTGTTTAATTCCGTTTTTGAATTTATCATCAACTCCTGCCTTGTTTCTTGTCGCTTGCACTGAATAAAGGCTTCGTCCTTTATCAAAGCCTTCATTTAGAAACCTTCTCCAACTTTCAACAATTAATTGTGTATCTTTTCTTTTAATCATAATACTCTCATTTTAACTTTTACGTGTAAAT